CCTTTAGGGCTCTTGAACGGGCAGTAACAGTGACCTTGTCAATGTTGAATGCCATTTCAGCAAAGTGATTACCAGCGCCGTCACCTAGTGTTTCGGCCTGTGCTGTGGTCATACCCTTACCAACACCGTAAACGTCTGAGTCGCCTAGATCGAATACTGGGTTGTTATTTGATGTTGAACCACTTGTTGCACCAGCAATACCACCAGCGGAGTTCTGTGAAGAAAATGCTGTATTGGCTTCGAAGAATAGTGCTTCGTTTGTGGTACCATCACCCTGTGCGCCCATCTGCTCATAGCGTGAACGCATAGCAAAGATAAGTCCTGTTGGACCTGTCATTGGCTGAACGCCGCAAACGTCATAAGCGATTAGGTTAGGAAGCGCACGACGAACTAGGGAGATAAGAATTGGGTCGTAAGAACCAATTGCAGTACCAGCACCGAGACCACCACCAGAGTTGGTAGGAGCAGCTTCGTTAAGAGTGCGGGACTCTTCTGCCATTGCCTTTTCCTGATTCTCAAGAATAACGGCAGTAACAGCACGACGATATGAATCCTTAATTGGATTGAGACCTGCATGGTCCAGAACTGGGGACCACTTGGACTCTAGATTTTCTGTAAGATACATTTTAGTTTCCTTCTTTCTTTTTAACTAAAGTTAAATTATCTTGGGAGTGTCTTTCCAATTGCCTTTACGTAGTTGGCCATTGGACCATTTAGGTTACCTTCGATTAGGGCCTGTGGGTCATTTGAGGACTCAACACGGTCAAGAACGTTGTCGCTCTTAACTGCAACTGGGAAATAATTCTCTCTCAATGTCTCGATTTTATCGATAAACTCTTCATCGGATGTATAAGCAACGTTTTCAAGTAGAGAAGATAGTTTCTCTGCCTGAACGTCTGTTAGACCTTCACAAACAGAACCGATTAGTTCCGCCTTGCGGGCCTCAGCAATAACGCCAGTTAGCTGGACATTGCGCTGAATTTCTTCATTAAGTTTAGCTTCTAGTTCCTCAACGGTTGATGATAGTTCCTCAACAACGTTTACTGAATCTTCTGGAACGTCGATATAATGTTCTGCGAATAGGGCACGAAGACCGGAGATGAAATCTTCTGTTAGTTCGCTGCGTAGTGCGGACTCAACAGCAACTTCATTTTCTTCAATCCACTGTTCAACAACATAGTTTAGATAGTCGTCAACGTTGGAAGCAAGTTCTTCCATGATCTCGTTGACTCTCTCTTCTAGGGTTTCGGCATATGCCTGTTCTAGTAGAGCAACTTCTTCTTCTAGTTTTGCCTTTACAGCGGCTTCGAAGATTGTTGTAGCCTTAGCATGGAACTCTTCGGATAGGTTTTCACCTTCTAGAAGGGCGTTAACATGCTCTGACATATCAACTTCGTATGACTCAACTGCTTCTGCTACTTCTTCTGAAACTGTTTCTTCTTCATTGATGAACTCAAAGTTCTCATCGATTGCGGTAAGAATTTCTTCTTCTGAAAGACCGGCTTCAATGGCTTCTGCAATGAAATCTTCTAGTTCTTCGGAAAGTTCTAGTTCCTCATCGCACTTTTCCATCTTTTCGTGCTTCTCTTCCTTGTCTTCTTTTTCTTCCTCTTCGTCCTTCTTCATCTTGCGGGCTTCTTTAAGGGCCTTTAGACGTTCTGCAAGAGAAATCTTATCTTCTTCGGAGAATACTTCTCCTTCAACTTCATCATCCTCTTCAAGATGCTTGGTTGGTTCTGCATGTGAACCAGAACCCTTAACAGAGGTGTCTCTTTTCTTACCACCAGATGCCTTTGCACCTAGGTTTTCTTTTGCTGTAGATGTTGGTGTTGCGCCACCTAGATCCTCTGCATGACCTGTTGGATCAGGTGCACCTGGATTTGGATGACGACCTTCAACGGCCTTTGAACTTGGGCGTAGTGTCTTAGCGTTAGCTGTGGATGCTGTAGAAGGATCGACTGGATTTGGGTTAGAAATCTTACCTGGGGAAACCTCAGGATAGATACCCTCATTCAGTGCTTTACCTTCTAGAACAGCCTTGGCTGTTTCTGTTAGTGATGCCATAGTTAGATTACTCCTTTTCCTTATTTAGTAATTTTATAGTTTTGAAATATAGTTTTCAAAAATCTTCAAGGCAACTTCTTCAATATCGTGTCTTGATGCTTCACGAATTAGTTTCTTAGCTCTTTCGTTATGCATTTCTTTCCACTGACCATTTTCAAAAATCCACTCTTTACCTTCCATGATGCCTTGCACAAATGCGTCAGGTGCGCTTGGGTCTGCAACAATGTCTGCCGCTGTTGCTAACTTAAAGTCGTCTTGGACTTGCTGATAACCATTATGTGCCCTTAGAGACCCTACGCCTCTTGTGGACACACCAAGACTTGCACCGCCATCTAGTAGACTCTTAACTATCTTTCCGTTAGGAGTATCTAAAATCTTTGCTTTACCAACAAAGTTAGTTCCATCAGGATATAACTTTGTAATCATATGTGAAACTCTGTCTAGGTTTATTTGAGGATTCTCTGGATGACCTAGCTCACCAAATGCTCTGTTCTTAGAAACATATTCACGGTTGTAACGATCTGCTTCCTTTGAAAGAATATTCATAGGATAAACACGACCATTACGATTTTGTTTTTCTGCCTGCATGAAGATACCAGTGATAAAGTGGTTCTTGCCACCTTTACCATCTGACTCCACCAGATATTGAACGTCTTGAATTTCTTCTCTAATAAGTTTCATATACTTATTTATCCTTTTTAACCTATTGATCCTACGATATCACTTGCAATAGCACCAATTGCTTTTCTTGCTAATGTACCTGCACGACCACCTCTACTTTTATTCTTTGGATCTTTTGGATCATAATCAGGACTACGACCTAATAATGTATTTGCATTTCTTTGAGCCCATGATTTTTTTGGTTCAACCTCTTGCGAGTCTACTGATGTAGGTGGTGCTTTTCTACGTTTTGGTTCTTGACTTGTTGATGATGCCTGCTGTGATGCTCTTTGTTGCTTATACATATCAAAAGCAGACTTGGCTCTTTGAGAAGCAACTGCTGTTCCTGCTGCAACATTTCCCACAGCTTTAGCAGTTTTTCTAATACCTTTTACAGCTACCGCAAGTGCTTTTCTTTTTAAGGTGCCTTTTTCAGGTTTTGGTTGTCCACCTCTTACACGGCCCTCAGTATCAGGCTTAACTTCCACTGTCTCTGAAATCTTCTTTTTTATCTTTTTAAATTTATGACCTAATGGTGGCAAATCTTTCTTTGTAGGATCACCAAGAACTTCGGATGCCTTTTTATATCCTGCCTTTTTTCTATCATCAATTTCTTTTTGAGTCATACCTCCAAGTGCTTCATCCATTTTAGCAGCAACCATACGCTTCTTTTCGTATAGTTTCTTTTCCATGATAGCATTTAGTCTCTCTCTAAGAATATTTTCAGAGAGAACATAATTTTTATCTATAATGGATTCGACTAAATGTTCTGACATTACACTACACCTGGAATGTTGAAGTCTGATGGTCTTGCTGTCTGACCAGCATCGAAGTCTCTATTATCTTTCTTAAGGTCGAGATAAATTGTGATATGATCCAAATTTGCTAATCCTGCATCCATGATAATGTCACCATTTACGTTTGATGGTGGTGTAGAAACAGCATCACCATGACCCATGCCAGTAAAGTTGTAATCAAAGAAACCTTCACCAAAAGTTACAAATGATGATGTACCATTTGAACCGTTTGTTGTTTCCCACTTTAGATCAACATGACCCTTGTTCTTGGCGGCATATGAACCAAAGATTCTAACGATGGATGTTCTATAAACATCTTTAGCATTGGTATTACCTGTCATAATCCTGCCGCTTGTGTTTAGAGAAAACGCAAGACCTGAAACATCCAAAATCTTGGTGTTTGCTTCGGATGTACCATCGGACATTATATGATATCTAATCAATGCTCTATTGGTGCTATCAACCAGCTTTGTTTGTGTTATGATATTTGCCATCGTTAGTTCCTAATTGAAAATGTTAATAGTCTTTTGAAGGACTCAAGGTCTTCATTTAGCATGTTCTCAACAATCTTCTTGTTTTTGCTATTGACCGAGTCATAAACTTCAAGTATTCTTTTAGCCATACCAGTATTTAGTGTAATTGATCTTCCATTAATATTAAGGTCTTTTTTATCAATACCTTCATTAATCATATTACGTAGGTCTGACATTCTGTTTTCAGCAACTTGTTTTTTACCAGAAGATTCATAATCTTTTCTAACAAGTGCGGACTTTCTGGCAGTATCAACGGCCGATTCACCACCTTGCATAGAAGGTGTATAAACTTTTGCCTGTGCTTTTTTAACATCAGGAGATGTGAAACCGTATTTGTCTCCAGAATCATCGCCTTTTTTATCAGATGCAAGGGCATCTAATGCAGCACCTGCACCTTTTTTAGCAATGTATTTAAGAGGACTTTTAGCGGCTTCTTTACCACCAACTTTAATTGCTGCACGACGAGCGGTTCTCTTTAAACCACCTTTGGCAATTCCCTTTAGTGCCAACTTACCTGCACCTGCTGCTAACTTACCTACACCACCTGTAGCGGCCATTAATCCTGTATCAATAGCGGCATCGGTTGCTGCACCTTTCCAATCACCTTTAACAGCCTTTTTACCAGCACTGTAATAAGGTACGAAAGCATCGGCAGCGGTATCTAATGCTCCAAGAACACCCTCATTTCTTTGCATACGCATTTCATATAGTTTCATTTTGAAATCTTCTTCACAATTCCATTTACGTAGTGCTAATGCCTTACGTGTTGGTCTTCCCTTTTCATCCTTCATAGGACCTTTCATGCCACCCATACGGGCGCAGAATGACTTACGACGATTAGATGCTTTACTTCCTGGTTTTAGTTTTGATGGTTTAGTAGTAACGGCCATAGATAGTTTAGAACCAGGATTAGCACGACGATACGATGCAATACCTTTTCTGTTCAAACCACCCGTAGGACT